TCTCTAAAGGATATTGGTATTAAGTATTGGAATCCACATCCAAAGACTACTCCTATTCCTTGGTTTAACAAGCACACTGATACTAGTAAGAAACAGAGTGCATTACAAGAAACAGAATCTACAAGTTATGTTATTGGTGTTATGTCAGATAATCTCGACTACGACGCTCTACCAGCTATATAATAAACTATGTATAAAGCTCAATTCAAAAGAAAATCACCTTACGAGTCTTGGACAACTATAGGAACCTATGGCAGCGAACAAGCTGCTATAAGTGCTGCCCTTCAATATAAAAATAAAGGTATGCTCCTAGTTAGAGTCACAGACAAGACGGGTGCTGTAATATACTCAAATTAAAGGAAACAAGAAATGAAAGCGATTGTATGGAGTAAGTATCATTGCCCCTATTGCGATCAGGCCAAAGCATTGCTCACACAAAAGGGAATTGCATTTGAAGAACGCAAAATTGGAGACGGGTATTCAAAAGAGGATTTATTAGAAGCTGTGCCTACCGCACGTACAGTTCCACAGATCTTTTTAGACGAAGAATTAGTAGGCGGATTTACTGAATTAAAAGCGAGGTTAGCAAATGTTAATTGAAAAAGGTGTAGCAGAAGGTGATGTTGTAACACTTAAACTTACAAGTGGTGAGGAAATACTTGGAAAGTTAGTTGAGGACGGTGCTCTTTATATTAAATTAAATAGACCTATGGTCCTTACAGCAGGGCAACAAGGTCTTGGAATGGCTCCATATTTGTTTACTGCCAATCCAGATAGAGATGTACGCATTTTTAAAAATACAGTTGTTGTATTTGAGCCAACTCTTAAAGAGTTTTCTGACAGTTATATTCAAGGAACTACAGGTATTAAATTGGCTTAAATAGTAGTATGGCGAATTCTACAGTTAATCCGAGTCCAGCAGCAGGCAATAGTCCTAGCGGTCCTTATAGTCCTACTGCTCATACCCATCCGTATACCGCAATTACAGGGCTACGGTTTGACGGTAATGGTCGTGTTGAACCTACATACGATTCTAGCAATGTGTTTGCTAACGGTGTACCAATTGCATTGTATAATGCAAACGCAACTGACGGCAGCTTTTCCGCTCCAGCGGTTCCTAAGGTAACTGTAGTTGCCGCTGTGCAAAACGTAGAAGGCGACGAAGATAACACATCTGGTAAAAAGGAAGCTGATAGGTTCCTAGCAGAAGGTCGTATTACCAAAGACGACTACGCTAAAATAACAACAACTCCAACACCAAAGGGAGAAGGAGTTAAACCTGGTGCACCAAAGGCTGGAAAACCATCTGCGGAAGTAACAGGTGATATTAGTTATTCAACAGTATTAACTCCGGGAGGAACTACTCTTGGAGCAATGATTAAAAATGTTACTTTTCCAAGAACTATTCAACAACTAGCGGACAACGTTAAAGGATTACCTCCTCAGAGTATAGTTAACAATCTTGCTGCTCTTGCGTTGAATGTTGTAGAACCAATCAAAGCACATTATAAAAATGCGTTCTTAACCAACAGCTATAGACACGGTTCGAATCAAGCACAACACGGTACTGGCCAGGCCTGCGATATACAGTTTAGAGGTGTGCCTGCTCATGATTATTTTGATATTGCTGTGTGGATTAGTAAAAACATTCCTTACGATCAGTTATTATTAGAATACCTACCAGGAAAGACTGTGTGGATACACATCAGTTATGCCATACCAGGTTTACCTTATGGTGGACAAACTGTTCGAGGAACTAAACCAATTAACGCTCTTGCAACATTAAACGGAGCGGCTGGAGGAAAATTTACTCCAAACTTACATCAGGACATTCTTGTCTCTGCATTACCTAACAAAGTAGTAGCTGCTTAATATGAAAAAATTTCTTTGGACAACTCTAGGCTTCTTGTCTCTTGGCATGGCCTACATTGGAGTAATAACTCCTGGCATTCCGTATTCACCGTTTGTGGTGTTTGCTGCTTACTGTTTCAGTAAAGGCAGTGAACGTATGCATCGATGGATATATAATCACAAGATCTTTGGACCATTCTTAACTAACTGGGGACAGAAACGTGTGTTCCCTACAAAGATGAAATTCTTTATGTTAGGTATGATGAGTCTAAGTTTAATTTTAATGTTTACAGGCGGAGTAAAACCAATTGGTATTATTAGTACTGCAATATTTATGGCCCTTGTTGCCGTTTGGGCTTGGCGTTTTCCTGGGAGTGTTGAAGAACACCAAAGAAGAGTTGATAACAATGAAAGGATAGGATGGCTAAAATAACCTTAGACGAATTAATTGATATTGCCTTTGCTCACGAAGAAGGCGACCCATTTGATTGGGGTGCATTCAAACAAGGCAAAACAGAAGCAATGCGTATGATTGGTGCAAGTATCCTTGAACAATTTGATAAAGAAGATATCACTGACGCTGATCGATTAATCCTATTAGCAACTATTACTAAATTAGTAACAGAGAATATGATCTTACATACAAAGATTATAGGAATGACAAAGAATGAAGTGTGAACAAGGTGACATTGCCAAAATCATTATGAGCCTACGTCCTCAGAACATAGGCAAAACTGTTTTGGTAGAAAATTATATTGGACACTTTAAACAAGGTGAAGAATTTGATTTTCGCGGCATTGTATGTAAGGCACAAATTACGGATCATTATTGGTGGATTAGTACCGACCACGGACTCCAAAATATGCTAGGCGATACGCCCAAAGCATACATCCCGGACACTTGGCTTGACCCATTACGTCCAAATAAACTTAGCCAAAAAGAAGAAGAAACTGTTGACCTAACTGCTTAATGGCAGCATAATAAACGTATGCGCTAGTAGCTTAGTGGCAGAGCCGGAGCTTCTAAACCTCTTGTGTCGTGGGTTCGATTCCCACCTAGCGCACCAAAGGATTTATATGCAGTTTAAAACCAAAGAAGAAGCAGAAGCATTTATCCGTAAGATTATGGGTCCACCAAAACGTAGACTAGAAGGTGCTGAACACGATCGAGTTTGGTTAATGCTGCAAATGACAGAACCAGTTAGAGAGACTAATAATCAACATAGCTGGTGTGCAGAATACAACATTGGCGGAATAATGTACGATGTGCATTATTTCCCAGAAGAAGATCCATTTATAGAACAGTATCTATAAATAGATGCGTGGGAAGGTCCCACAACCAACACTCTTTAAATGTTAGGTACTTAGAGTGTGTACCGTAAAAGGAGAAATCATGATGTACGAAAGTAAAATGGCCGCCGCCATTAAAGTAAAAGGCAAAGTCCTAAGAGAATTCAAGGACACAGTTTATGTTCCGTTCGGATCAGAATATTCAATACTACTTAAGAATCTACATACGACCCGTGCTGTCGTTAACGTATATATTGACGGTGACGATATGGTTCCTGGTGGGATTGTTATTAACGCTGGACAAGAAGTCGATCTCGAGCGATCAGTCAAAAACGGCAATCTCACAGAAGGCAACAAGTTCAAGTTCATCGAAAGAACAGGCTCAGTGGAGCAACACCGAGGTGCCAAACTTGAAGACGGATTGGTAAGAATCGAATTCCAATACGAACAGCCTGTTCGTCCAATTACCTGGACAACTAATACTGCCTATTACGGCGATAATAAAATCTACCCACAAGGCGGAATTCTGCGTGGATCTACAGCAGATTGGGCTGCACCAGCAGGATCAGTAACCTGTTCTGCAACTATGGATAGTTATAGTACAGCATCTGCTCAGGCATTTGTTAATCAAGTTAACGATGTTGGTATTACCGTTCCGGGTAGCAAGAGTGAGCAAAAGTTTACCACTACTTATGTAGGTGCATTAGAAAGTACTAAACATTCTATGGTGTTTAAGATTTTGGGTGGAGAAGCTGTTAAACAGGCAGTAACAGTCAAACACAAACCAAAATGTGTGACCTGCGGTAAGCAGAACAAAGCTACCAGCAAATTTTGCCAAGAATGCGGTACAGCTCTTGAAATATTTGCATAAAAATTGTAAAGTGTAAATAAGTTTGCCGGACCTGTAACCATACTCCGGCTCCGCTGACGCGAAAACAGGATGGGCTGCGCTCACGGGGTTTGATAGTTTCCTGACACAAAAAAACTATCATTTTTAAAGGAAAATAAAATGCAATAGATTGAATATGCTTGTAAGGATGTAGTGTTCCATTTTAATAAAAAACACTTAGAAGATGAGACCGTTCCGATGTGGGTCCTTAAAACACACGGTGAAACATTTTATGTCAATCACGTTGACGCACAAATGGCTTGGAGTACCAAAGAAACTCCTGACAACAGCCATACTAAAGGTAGCCTTAAGTTCAAAGAATGTTTGTTAACAATCAATGAACAGAACGAAGCTACATTATCAACTCTTTCACTTATAGATAAGATTCGTTTACGCAACCAAAAGTTGGGTATCACTCGCATCATTTTTAACTGGGGTGGTGCTATGCACAAGGCTCTGAGTAATAACGAGTTTAAACACAGTCCATTTAAGAATGTAGAAGGAGCCTGCGGCTCATCGTTTATTATCTGCGATCTACTAAAGAAAGAAGAAGCTACCTTAGCAGGACTCAAGTATCAGGGTTGGCGCATACTCAAACCAAACGAAGCTTATTATCAAGCCTATGATAAAAAAGGTACAATTTGGGAAGATGAAGATATTGACATTTATGAAGAATGAGTGTTAAATATAAGTTATTGCTGTATGAAGCAGAGAGAAAGGTATTCTGGACGCGGGTTCGACTCCCGCCTGGTCCACCAGAGAGAGCATTAGAGAACCGTTACTAAGGGCTTCGGCCGCGGCGTAGCAGACGTCATACTAGTGTTCTCCCTAATGGGCCAGTCATGGTTTCGACAGGGTGATGAGTAACGAAGTGGACAGCTCGGGAATGTGAAACCCGTAGGGTTGGGGGAACTCGGCCGAAGAAGCAAAAAAAGTAAACGCAAACGATACACGTTTCGCATTAGCCGCTTAAGGCTTTGGGTAGCTATACCTCGAAACAGAAAATAGTAAAGGCTACTTCGGTAGCCTTTTTTCTTGACAACTGATCTAAAAGCATATATAGTTAACAATCAGTGTTAACACTGATTAAACTTCATCGTAGTGTTATTCACATTATCTACATAAAGTTAGACACACGATTACACATAAGGAGATTTTATGAAGAAGTTAGTTATTGCCGCAGTTTTGGCAACAGTAGCAGGTATGGTATCAGCAGCCGAAGTTCGTTTAGAAAGTCAGGATGCAAATGGTACTAACGGCACAGCAAGTCAACGTGTCTACGAGTTAGGCATTAAAGAATCTATTAACAACAACTTTGCAGGTGATATTGTTGTTAAAAACTATCGAACAGATGGTACAGATGCTTTAGCAACACGTTATGAAGCTGGTCTAACAGCATCCACTAGTGTTGGCCTTGTATCACCATATGCTCGTGTAGCAGTCGGCGAAAAGCAAGTTAGCGGCGCAAGTGGATTCAGCTACTATTCTGTTGAACCAGGTGTTGCTGTTAAACAAGGTGCTGTTGGTGTTAGCCTAGGCTATCGCTTCCAGGATGCGTTTAGCAACAGTCAAAACGATACAACCCGTACTTGGCGTGCCAAACTTGGTTACGATGTAACTAAGAATGACACCATTTATATTGGCTATGATCGTCAGCGTGGTGACAGTGATCAGAACATCACCAAAGTTGGTTTGATCCATCGTTTCTAATTTCAATTAGAGCCTTATTGAAAGGACCTTAGGGTCCTTTCTATTTTTCAAAACGTTATTGATTTTTCCTATTAACGTTATTAAAAAATATTGTAAAAAAACCTATTAAAATGCTAGATTAATAGGATAATTAAATGTATAATAGTTGTACAGGACAAAGGGTCCTATATAGTTTTCAACACACACAAGGAGAATGAAATGAAAACAGTTGGTGATAAAATTGAAAAGTTTGCCGTAACAGGTGTTAATCCAGGTAAGGATGATTTCTTTACTATTACAGACGAAAGCTTCGCTGGCAAGTGGAAAGTAATCGTTTACTATCCAAAGGACTTTACATTCGTATGTCCAACTGAAATCGTTGCCTATGATAAGTTGGCAGGTGATTTCAAGGATCGTGATGCTGTTCTACTAACAGGTTCAACAGACAACGAGTTCTGTAAACTTGCTTGGCAAAAAGCTCACCCCGATCTTGCTAAGATCACACACACTCAGTTTGCAGACACACAGCGTGGCGAGTTGAGCTTGATTGAACAACTAGGTGTATTCTATGCTCCAGCAGGTGCCGCACTTCGTGCAACATTCATCGTTGATCCAGACAACGTTATCCAACACGTTACTGTCAACAACTTGAACGTCGGCCGTAGCCCAGAAGAAACACTTCGTGTATTGGATGCATTGCAAACAGGTGAATTGTGCGCTTGCAACCGTACAGTTGGCGGCGAGACATTGTAATGTTAGACTGCCTAATACTAGGAGATAGTATTGCGGTGGGTACCGCCAATGTTCGTAAAGAATGTATTAGTTACAGCATTGGCGGATATAACACTTGGCAATGGAATCGTAAATTTGCGGATAAGAATCTAGCAGCAAAATCTGTTATTATCAGTCTTGGTACTAATGATCATAAAGGTGTGCATACCTTTAAAGAATTAGAATCAATGAGAGAACGAGTACAAGCAGATCGTGTATATTGGATACTTCCTCCCTGTAATAATAAATTCTGTAAACCTGATGTAAACGAGATTGTAGAAATTATTGCTCGTAATTGGGGAGATACAATTATTAAAACAGAACGATTGCAAGCTGATGCAATACATCCTAGTTGGGCAGGTTATAAAGAACTAGCGGAGAAAACAAAATGAACTTCAACGAAACAATTAAAGGCGCACTTCCAGAGTACGCTAAAGATACAAAACTAAACCTAGATGCTGTTCTACTTCGCAGTACATTAGATCCGGACATTGCAATAGGTTGTGCTGTAGCTGCATTAGCCGCAACAGGCAACGGCAAGGTTCTAAGTATTCTATTAGCAGATGCTCCAGTACACGGCGAAGCAGCAATGACAGCCGCAAGCATTATGGCACAGAACAATGTATGGTATCCATATGTTGAAATGGCAGATGATGAACAGCTAAAGGGATTGCCAGCTCAGTTACGTATGAATGCGATTGCTAGCCACGGTGGAACTACCAAGGCAAACTTTGAAGCATTTAGTTTGGCTGCTAGTATTGTGGGCAAATGCGAGTTTTGCGTAAAAGCCCATTACGATGGTTTGAAAACTATGGGTTATACTGTTGAGCAGTTGAGAGACATCGGCAGAATAGCGGCAGTAATGAATAGTGTAGCAAAGGTGCTGAATAGTTGATAAATATTTCTATGAGAGACCGATCTTATAGAAAAATATACAAACAGCACTACGGTGAAATCCCCGTTGATGCTGATGGACGATCTTTTGAAATCCATCACATCGATGGGGATCACTCTAATAATAATCCTCTAAATCTTAAAGCAGTCACTATCCAGGAACACTACGACATACACTACAGTCAAGGAGACTGGTATGCTTGTTTGTTGATTTCCGGAGCACTAGATATTACACCAGAAGAGAAGTCTAATCTATCAAGATTAGGAGCACTCAAAGCAGTTGAGAATGGAACCCATAACTTTCTTGGTGGCAAGATACAAAAGCAAGCACAAGACAGATTAGTCGAAGCAGGCAATCATCACTGGCAAGATAGTGAAAAGGCAAGTAAAAGAAACTTAAAGCGAATAGCCGAAGGCAACCATACATTTTTGGATAAAGATTGGGCCCGTAAAAAAGAGTTAGAAAAAGTCAAGAACGGAACACATCCGTTTTTGGGCGGAGCAGTTTCTCGCCAAACTAATGAGAAACGAGTAGCGGAAGGAACCCATAACTTTTTGGGCGGCAAATCTGTAAAGAATCAACTGGCTAACGGAACACATCCAAGCCAAATCAAAAAAGTCTGCCCGCATTGTAGCAAAACGGTTAGTTCCGGAATGTTTAATCGTTGGCACGGCGATAACTGTAAGAACAAGGAATAAATACTACATTATGAAAACACTTAGAGATTACATTAACTTAATAGAAACCGCCCAGCAAGGTGTGGCGGAAGGCTCTTTAGAAGAATACGGCGATACTAACAAAGGTCAAAAACAGTTGGCAAAGGTTCATAAACGAGCAGTAGATAGAGTGACTTCTAAGCAAGCAGACACTGATCCTAAGTATGCTAAGAAAAATCAAGATACTGCTAATGCCTCGTGGGAAAGATTGAAAGATAAAGATTAACCTGCGTAAAAGCACACTACGACACACTCAAGAAGGAAGGCTACACTGTAGAACAGCTTCGTGACATTGGACGTATTGCCGCAGTAATGAACTCGGTTGCCAAAGTTTTAAACAGTTAAAATTTTACTGTAATAAAAAAGCCCCTTCCGGGGCTTTTTTATGATTTGAACAAATACTTTTTGTGCAAATGTAATCTAGCCTTGTTATACTGAACAGCAGTGATAACAAATGCAGCCAACCAAGGTAAAGGTTTAGCCACAATAGGTTCTAACCCTGCCCACCAGCTAGCCATCAATGGTTCTTTCATTAGCATTAGCATTGCCACAGCAAACAATACAAACGAACCTGCAAATACTGTGTCGGGCCAACGTTGTAGTATCTTGCTGACCATAGTAGCACCAAACAGGATAATTGGCACACTGATCAACAATCCAGCGGCGACTAAAACAAAACTACCATTAGCGGCTGCGGCAATGCCTAAGGCATTATCTATGCCCATAACAGCATCAGCGACTACGATAGTACCAATTGCACCCCAGAAGGTGTCCTTGGCTTCGATGTTGTGTTCGTCGTGATTGAACACCAACTTCCAACCAATCCATATCAGTGCGGCAGCACCAATAGCACGTAAGCCTGGGATCATCAGCAAGTAGGTTAATGCCGCCACTGATACAAAACGTATAGCAATAGCACCAAAAGTACCCCAGAAGATTGCCTTCTTGCGTAAGTGGTCTGGTAATTTGTTAGCCGCCATCCCAATAACAAGAGCGTTATCACCGGCTAATACAATGTCTATCAAAATGATAGCGAGAAATGCCCATAGGGCTTGTAATGTAAATAATTCCATTTTACAACTCCTTAAAAGAGTATGTTATGGAAATACAATAAGAGAAGATGTTTAGATCCATAATATACTCGATATTATGGTCTTGTCCGAGACCCATTCTCTCTATGCACCGGGTTGTAAAACCGAAATGACGATGTATAGAACTCTTAAAAAGAGCGGACTACTCCCCACACACGTATTTATGCAATATCATTTTAATGATTTTACGTATGGTTTTTGTGGTGTTTTTGTCTTATACTAACGATACATACTAATGCAGTATGTTTTTATAAAGGAGAAACATTATGTGGACTAAACCAGAAGCAGTTGAAATGCGCTACGGTTTTGAAGTTACAATGTATGTAATGAACCGTTAATTTAATACAAGCCCACTCTTTAGTGGGCTTTTTAATGTTTTCCTGGAATAAATACAAAGATAAAGGGAGTTTATAATGCCAGGAAGTGTTCTAGGATCGTCGGATTTAACGACTAATGTTCCACAAGCCATATATTACTGCGACAACAACGTTGCTACTATTGTTTCTGTAAACATCTGTAACAGAGGCGATGTTGATGTAACTGTTAAAATTGCTGTATGCGCAGATCAATACAGCCCAACAGACGCAGAATGGGTACTTTACAATTTCACAATTAGCCCAACTAGCTCTGTCGAAAAACGATATCAAGTGTCTCCTGGAAAATTCCTTGTTGTAGTATCAGATAATAACTCAGTTTCTGCGGTTGCCTGGGGAGTTACTCAAGGCGATCAAATAACTACCAGCCCTATTGCATTAAACCTATGGCCAACTGATACCTATACTTTTTCAACAGGAAGAACCTACAATTATACATTACCAATTGGCGGAACTGGAACTAAAAACGTTTCTATCATCTCAGGATCTATGCCAACTGGTCTTAGTTTAAGTTCTACTGGTGTGGTAACCGGAACAATGGCTGGTACAGGATACACTCCTGGTATTGCCGATGCTAATAACACATTAACAATTAATGCAACAGACAGCAATTTTGGGTCTTCAACTAGAACAATTTATATTAAGAAACGCTGGGCCGACGGTTCGACAGCAGCTCGTGCGGCAGTTAGTGCAGAACATATTAGAACATTAACAGGAACATCAACAAATGGAAACTATTGGATTGATATCGGAAACGGCCCATTCCAAACATACTGTTTGATGAGCCTTGGTGGTTATATGCTAGCAGGCAAGATTAGTTCAAACGTTGACGGAACATCTTGGGATTATTTTGGACCATATTGGTCAGGAACAAAAGAAGTTGGCAGTACTACAGACCTTTCAGATACTGATGCAGTAAATCAATTATACTGGAGCCACTTAACAACTCAAGGTTTCTTATTTGGAATGGGAACTCCAACTAATTATGTTTCTGTTGCACTAACAGCTAGAACAGCAAAAACATTATTCACAGGCACTGAAGTTAATTTAGATTCAGTTCTTTCAAGAACAACTATGCTTAATTGGATAATTAATACCGGAGGTGTGCCTTCAACCACTTGGGACAATCAGCCAAACTCAAATAGAATAAGAATTAATTCTAGAGATACTTTCAGCGGTGTTGGTATGCGTTTTGGTATTACAATGAATAATGAAGCAGACGATGCCTCAAACGATTCCGCAATTGGTTTTGGTGTGTATACAAATAACTACGCAAACCCAACTACCCAAGATAGAAACATCAAGTCTGGTGGTTTTGGATGGAACCCAACTGGTAGATATCCTAGACAGGGTTTTATCTTTGTTAGATAATTAAACAGCCCACTTCGGTGGGCTTTTTCTTGACTTAATTATCTAGTCCTGTATAATTACTGTTATGAATATATTAGTAACAGGCGGCCTCGGCCTCATCGGGCATAACGTAGTAAAACGATTGCAATCACAAGGGCATATTGTTTCTATTGTAGATAATAAAACAACCTATGGCATCATTCCGCAAGAACAATTAGATCATCTAATTGACAAACGATCTAACGATTTAGATCTAAGCGGACTATACATTAAAGATATTTCCAATCTAAACGAAATGGATTATGTTTTTAATATTGAGCAACCAGAGATTGTTATTCACCTTGCTAGTTTTCCTAGACAAAAGGTAGTAAACGCTAATCCTTCTCAAGGTAGTCGTGTAATGAGCGAAGGATTAATTAATTTGCTTGAAATGGCAAATAGATATGAAACAAGAAAGTTTGTATATACTAGTTCGTCTATGGTATACGGCGACTTCAAAGATGATGTAAAGGAAGATTATGACTGTAAACCACAAGGACAATATGGAATCCTCAAACTTGCCGGCGAGTGGCTTATCAAAGATTATGCTCGTCGTACTAATATTGCTTATACTATTATACGCCCCTCTGCTGTATATGGTCCACTCGACGTGGAAGACCGCGTCATCAGCAAATTTATCCTCAACGCTATGCGTGGCCATCCTCTTAAAGTTAACGGAGCCGGAGAAACCCTGGACTTCACCTTCGTTGACGATGCCGCCGACGGAATTGTTGCCGCTGCCCTCTCAGACAATACCGACAACAAAACCTACAATATAACAAAGTCACACAGTCATAGTTTACTCGACGCCGCAAATCTAGCTGTAAAAGTAGCAGGCAAAGGAGAAATCATTGTAGGCGAAAAAGATGCAGATTTCCCTAGTCGTGGAGCACTAAACATTGACGCTGCTCGTAGAGATTTTGGATTTGATCCGAAAGTATCTGTAGAAGAAGGATTTCAAATCTACTACGATTGGTTAAAAAACGATCCTTATTTTGGATCTTGACAATCACTAACAATGAAGTTATACTATTCTTATAGTAAATTTGTAGGAGAACGATTTTGAGTATGCACTTGGAAGGTCCGTGGCTGTCAACCACAGGCAAGAAAAAAGGTAAAAAGAAATTTGCTTCGGCTGAACACGCAAGAAAGGCTAGAGAGTTGGACGAATCCTGGAAAGCCCTGCAGAAAAAATGGGCTATTGATGCTGATAATAAAAAACGTGATCGAGGTCTATCCGCTCCTGTAATGAATCCAGTAGTGAATAAACCATTCATTCGAGATACAGGTCCAAAAATTCCTAGTTTAGATCCTACTAATATGGCGCCTTGTCTGAAAGCGCCAGATAAGGTTTATACAGGTACTGCTATCAAAGGTATTGGTACTATGCATAAATCTAATGCTGTCCCCATTTTTTCAGACGAAGAAGCAGTTGATATATCAAGGATGCGCCGATGACCGTACAAAGAATTTACGAATCAAAAATTTACAGAGAAGTTTTTGACTCACTATCTACATCTGAAAGACAGGATGCAGATTGGGGTTGGGATCGAAAAAATACAAAACGCTGGCCGCTTGAAGCTCAGGCTAGAATGGACAATTGGCTGACTGTAAGTGGTAGATTAAAATTCCTAAGGCAAAATTTGTCTAGGGCTTCAAATAGAGGAGAACATTCTCAAGAGATTAAGATTACTTTAGATGAAGTATATAAAGTGGGTGAATCTCAAAATTGGAAATGTGCCTTCACTGGAGTTGATCTAGAATTTGTTAGAGGCGGGACAAATTGGGGAGGCAAATGGTGTAATCCAAATAGCTGTACCATAGATAGGATTGATAGTTCAAAAGGTTATATTAAAGGTAATATACAACTCGTTACGTGGAAGGTTAATTGCATTAAGAGAGATCTTTCAGACGAGGAATTTGTTGGAATTTGCAAACAAGTTGCTAAAAATTGTCAAAAATAACCTGTTTTGTTACCGATATCCAAAAAATGAACTATATATTATACGTTTCGCAAAGAAACTAAGATAGTAGAACCGAAGTATGTCACAAGCTGAAAAGGTTCCGCGAGTCTTGGCCAAATGAGAAACCCGTGAGATTCGGGCGGTCAAGGCTCCAAAGGCACATAGGTTATGAGACTATGCGTCCAATGGAGACAACTACACGTATGTCAGGGTTCTTTTATTGAGCCTCGTGAAGTTAACTCCCTTAATGTAATGTTGTAGTAATACAACACCAAGTGAAAGGAGGACTTATGGAAAAGTCATTTAGATTAGTATCCCTATTTCTAGGGTTTTTAGTAGTATTTCTTTTGGTTCAAAATATTACACAAAAGAAATTCACTATGCTTAGAGAAGCTCAGGCTTACTCGTCACAAGACGTAATGTCTATCAAAGTTCGTGAACAACAATTACAATGTTTAGCCCAAAACATTTATCGTGAAGCAGGTTATGAGCCCTTCGAAGGTAAAGTTGCGGTTGCGCAGGTTACAATGAATAGAGTAGCCAAGGGAACATTCGGTAACGATGTCTGCGGAGTTGTTTATCAAAAAAATGTAATTATGGAAAAAGTTGTATGCCAATTCTCATGGGCCTGCGACTCAGCCGCAAAAACAAAACCGATGAACAAAGAAGCCTATGCAGAAAGTTATGCTGTAGCTAAAAAGGTTCTTTTAGAAAATTTTAGATTAGATGTAATGAAAGATGCTCTTTATTATCACGCTGCCTACGTTAATCCAAAATGGCCGCTTGAAAAGATCGGGCAAATTGGACAACACATTTTTTATCGTGGAAAGAAAGAGAAAGGTGAAAGTATATGATCACGCTACCGGAGTTTAACCTTGAAAAATTTAAAACCTCTATTAATGAAAAAATCTCAAACGTATCAGCAGAGACTTTTGGTTGGTTGGCTATTGTCCTTCTACACTCTGCTACAATACCTAGCCTGTTAGCAGTTATGGCTGGCCTTACTGATCGTATGCCAGCTGTAGATTTAATATTGCTAGTATGGAGCGGACTTAGCCTTTTGTTTATTAAGGCCGCTGTCCAAAAAGATATGCTCAATCTAGTAACTATTGGAGTAGGATTCATTGCCCAGGCTGTTATGATGGCATTGATTTTCTTTAAGTAAATTGGTAAACAACCTATTGACACCGCCCAAGGGCGGTGTTATACTTTGTATTGTCGTAAATCACTCACAGAGAGGCACATATGAAAAAGGCAGTTTTAGCAGGCATTTTGGCAGCGTCCGTTCTTGCAACAGGTTGCTCGTCGATGAAAGAAGTTGAGGAACGTAAGACTTACGCTCAACCTAGTTGGTATATTGATTGCGCTCAAGCTGGCACAGAAGGCTGGTTTTGGTTCGCTAAGGATTATGCGTATGCTTGTGGTGCAGGCGAATCGCTTCACGCTCAAGCCGCAGAAGAACAAATGTATGCAATCGCTATGAATAACTTTGCCAAACGTATTAACAGCGAAGTTAACAGCGAAACTAAGATTGAATTTGTTAATGACAAAAAATCTACTTACACAAAGATTTCCTATGTTGTTAAAGATACAACTATTCGCGAGCATCTAAATCGCGAAGTTGGACATTTCACTATGCAAGGTCGTCACTATACTTTTGTTAAATTGAAAATGCCTAAGGCTGTATTTGATCAGCTGATTGCCGAAGCCAAAGAACAAAAGACAGCGAGTCGATAATGCATCCCTACACAGTAAAAAATTACTTGTGGGCTATTATTATTGCTTTGTTCGTGTTGATAACATTGTTATCAGGTTGTTCGTCGGCACCTAGAGTTCAGGCACAGAAACCACAGTATTGCTATACTAGTCAGACCATTCAGACTAAGAATGGAGAGAAGGTTGATAGTCGTACTACCGTAGAGTGTACCGACGATCAAATAAAAAGAGTTACTATCGCTCGAGCAGGAATTGGTAGTAACTGTGGTTATTTTTATGGATGGATGAAAAAAGGAGGACAGGATGTTCAATACCGTGCGCTCAGTTGTCAGTTGCCTGATGGTAGTTGGGAAGTTGTTGATACTCACGGCCAGTAATCCTGTCTACGCCAACGAAATTGAAAATCCTAGATTTTTTAATTATAGGTCTGGCGAATGGACCAACAGGTTAGTGGATCTATCATTTGGTTGGTTTAAAACTCTTGACGATGAACAAAAACTAGCATATAATCAAGCTATCACACACGCAGTTTTATTTTCAAATGATGGAGAAATTGTTCGCTGGTATAAGAAAAATGCCAGCGGTATGGCCGTATCTTCAGCAACTTGGCCTAGTGGTGCAGGTTATTGTAGAAGAGTTTATATTCAAGCCATTGCATACAACGTCGAAAAGACTATGAAAGCTACTGCCTGTTTAAACGAAGCAGATAATAGATGGACTTGGCACAACTAAATATTTTTCTATGAGAATACACACCAGCGATAAAGTTATGGCCTTTTTGGCCCTTTTCAGCGGATTATCATTATCCGCTGTTGCCATTTATTATTCTGTTGCAGGCCTAGTAGCTATCTTCGCTGCCGCAGTTATCCCCATTATTGTTATGGGTGTTGCTCTTGAAATCAGCAAACTTGTTGCTACAGTTTGGTTAAAATTAAATTGGAAACGAGCACCATTTTTTATTAAAACATACTTGATGATTGCCATTACAATTTTAATGGTAATTACCTCGATGGGTATCTTTGGATTCCTATCAAAAGCACACAGTGACCAAAGTCTAGTAAGTGGGGATGTTCTAAGTAAGATTTCTATCTACGATGAAAAAATTAAAGTAGCAAAGGACAATATAGATGCAAATCGCAAAGCACTCAAACAAATGGATGAGGCTGTGGACCAAGTTATGGGTCGAAGTCAAGATGAAAAAGGTGCGGACAAGGCAGTTGCGCTACGTAGAGGACAGGCCAAGGAACGCACTCGATTACTTTCTGAGATTGCAGCCGAACAGAAAACAATTGCTAAACTTAGTGAAGAACGGGCACCCATCGCCGCTGAAGTACGTAAGGTGGAAGCAGAGGTTGGTCCGATAAAATACATTGCCGCATTAATCTACGGTGATAATCCCGATAATAATTTACTAGAACGTGCTGTTCGTTGGGTTATCATTATTATTGTCGGTGTATTTGATCCTCTAGCAGTTATTCTTTTATTATCAAGTCAATATAGTTTCCAATGGTTTCGTGACGAAAAAGATAAAGAATTAGAAACCACGGAGAGTGACATCCCCGAAAAGGAATCTAATGTAGTTAGCACAGATACTATTGCAGAACAAGAGCCAGTTCGAAAAGATCCTCACCCTGTAGGATGGGCGTTTCCAAAACACGCAAACATACAAGATTATAGAGTTGAAGATGAAGAACCTAAATTCAACGAAATTAAACCACTAGATCAGTGGAATGAAATGATTGCTGAAGCTGAAGCCGCTGCCGAAAAAGAAGATGAACTAGAAGAAGAAGAAATTTTAAATAGTGTTCAAGCTATAGAAAAAGCAGCTATGACAGCTTGGAAGAAAGATAATCCAGATAGTAGTCTAAAAATTCAACGTAGATTGTTTGAACGAGGTCTTATCAGCAAACTTCCTTGGGAAGACTATATTGCAGATGCTCAAGAAGCACAAAAATGGGCTGAAGAAAATCCAGAAACTGTTGAAGCTATTGCTGCTGAAGAATGGGCAAAAGAAAAGATCCTTACCGCAGGAATAGATGAGCGTCCAGGCGATTATATAAATCCTGTAACATATATGGAAAATGTCGACGGACATCAAGTAACTAAAACAATCGAAGGCTATCAACAAAATGCCGAACAAGGCGCAGGAACAATTTGGCAACGTATTCAAGATGCTAAAAAATGAGTGATAGAATTTTAATTGTTACACCTCCAGACGATATACTATTACAAGGTATCCGTATCTTACACGTAGAACTATCAGATGAACAAAGTTCAATAGTTTCTACAGCATTATTAGAATCTAAACTTCCACACACGCTTATTAACTATGTTTGGAAAATGGGTAATCGTGTAGATTGGTTATTAGACAAAATACCAAAATGCGACATTATATTGTTTAATGCAGAAGTTCCTCCTAACGGTACAGATATTATTATAGGATGGACTGCGGCCCAACCTCAATCTTATTATTTTGGTAATCTAAAAGATTTACATTTAGCTAACGATCGTGCTATATATAGTGTTGAAGATATTTCAACTTTACTGGAGAGAATCTCAAAAAATTATGAATAAATTTAATAGAATTGCATCGGGTACCGGAGTAGTATTAAAAGAAAATGAAAACATTAATTCTGCTCTTAGACGTTTTAAAAAGAAAGTAGAAGAAGCAGGAACACTTGATGTTCTTCGCAAAAAAGAATTCTACGAAAAACCAACAACAGAACGCAAACGTAAAAAAGGTGCTGCCAAAGCCCGCTGGGCCAAGAAACTTCGCGAACAACAACTCCCACCTAAATTATTCTAAGAAAGGCCTTATATGCGTATCGAAGATGAAGTTAAGCTCGACTTCAAAGATGTATTGATTCGCCCAAAAAGATCTACATTATCAAGTCGAAAATCTGTCGACTTATCTCGTAGTTACAAATTCAAACATAGTAAATTTGAATGGACTGGTGTTCCAATTATGGCCAGTAATATGGACGGTGTTGGGACATTACAAATGGCCCACGCTCTATGTCAACATAGGATGTTTACTTGTCTTGTAAAAAATATTGATACTTTATATTTTCAAACAACACTAGAAGACATTGGCGGAAATTATTTCGCTATTAGCACAGGAACCAGCGACCAAGATTTTCAACGCCTTAGTAATATTATCCGAGAGTACCCAGAAATACATTTTATCTGTATTGATGTGGCTAATGGATATCAAGAAAGATTTGGAGATTATGTTT